GTACCAGACAATGGCACAGCTGACGATATATTACGCGCACGAAATATGTTTAACGTTGTTGAACATATTGTTCTGACTGATGCAAAAATTCGAAATGCATCACTGCGCAACTGGAAATCATATAGCGTTGTAACTACTGAGCCAGATACAAATAGCGTAATCATTAAATCTCCAGATAGAGATATTGCAGCTGACACAAAAACTGCAAGTGAATCAGGCGCAATGTATCGCGTAAACCTAGAAACAGGTGAGGTAAATCTTGTTTCTAAAACAAAACGATATGACCCACGATCTGGTAAATATGTTGAAGATTATGTCAACGTCAAAAACGTAGATGACTTTATTCGTTATAACTACACTAAGAGTCCAAATGGAAATCCTAAAAAGGATCCAATGAGATTTGATGCTGAAAATAATGCCACACGATATACAGCTGAACAAATCTTTGGTGACACAAATCCAAATAGATTTTTAGCGTCATTATTTGAGGACGGAGATATTGTTGTTGTTGACGCAATGAGCAATGATTTACCATTGTATTTCCTACTTCCACAAACGTTAAAAACAATAGCTGATAGTGGATCGCATGTTAATGCAACATTTGAAAACGATGGAGCTTCATTATCTGCACATTCAAATGACGGCATGCATCTTGTAAAAGCTGAGTGGAATAAGAAAGATAAGACATGGGTATTTAGACAGGCAAGTAATAATTGGCAAAATTCCGCTAATTATCGGTCACAAATGCCTATGGAATTGCTTCAAATGGTTATGAGGCCGTTTGAAAAATCGTCTGGATTAACATTGTCATCTGAAAAACTTGCTGAATTAACACAACATAAAATGCTTCATGAGGAGTATCACATAGCAAAAATGTTGCTCGCTCGTGATAGAGCATCTGCATCTCCTAAGCATTTAGACATCAGCAAAGTTGGCCAGAAACTTTTATTTCCTACGACTGGCAATATGCAAGATGCAAGTACCGGAACATGGTTCTCATCATCCCCTAAATTTATGGAAGGAAATGCAGACAATATTCCATTACAGCGAGAACAGTCAGCTGTTATCTTAGATACTGATAATGACCCATATTTAGATACAAGTCGAGAAGCACTGGACGAGTATACAAGTATGACTAAGAAAGCATATGACACAACTCCTGAAGACATGACTTTTTATCGTGATGAAAACACAAGAGGTGGAATCATAAAATCAGGTACAGATAAAAATCCCGTGTTACAAGTATCTACTGATATTTGGGACACATCTGTAGGTCAATTTTTAACTGATACGCCATATGACACAACAGTAGAAGATAGATCTGCAATAACATTGTCTGGGGATGAATTAGAAACTGTTTTCTCCGCATCACCTAAATTACGAGATGCTGCGTACAATGCAAATAAATATGTATTTGCTCCATTTAGAGCATTATCAACATTTGCAACACTAGCTCTCGACGTTTCATCTTTAGCGATTCAACTTGGAACACAAATAAGAAACCCCTTACGGTTGATGAAAGCTATTCTTTGCACGATTCCAGAAGCAGTTGCATTTGGCACAAACGATATAGGTTTTATGTTTGGCAATCTTATACACGCAAAACGTGTGGCCAATAGAATGGCTGGGCGTGGCAATTGGGCTACGCAATCATTGGACCTTGGCCCACGATATTACAACTTCATTATGAACTCCATTGTTGATAGATGGAATAAAACTCATAAGTGGAGCACCCCAATTACTATGTCGGACTTAATTACTAAATACTACATGCAGGGAGCTTACTCTGACTGGTATCGACAGCACGAAAAAAATGCACTAAAAGATCCATCTAAGTATAAAGATATTATTGATACGCCATGGACGAGTGATCGTGAAAACTCATTTGCTAATGAGTTACCAACAGCTTTATTTCCTGCAGCTAGACGATGGGATATGTCACGACAATTATTGATTGATTTATGCATGATTCAAAATGCACTAGCTGCAGTTGAGGCTGGTCGTAAATTAAAAGTTGGTGCTAACGGAAAATCTATTGAAGAATGGGAGATCAATCGAAACATTCGTGCTAGACTTTCCGATTTTGCTAAAGAATTTGGCGTTTCATCTCATGCCGATTCAAAAACACAGGCTCCATTATGGAAGATATTAGCCAAGATTGTTCAATATCCACAGACTGCGCCGGGGTACAACCGCAGTTTTGCTCAATATTGGGGCTTTACTCCATTTCTAGGTATTAAAAGATCAATTAATGACGTTGCACGGGTTGCAACGGCAAACGGACCTAAATGGTTGCGTGGAGATATATACAACATAGAAAGCGACGAGGTTTACAACAAATATCAAACAAACTGGTCAAAGGATTTGAAAGCTAGAGACAAATTAACCACTATTGCAGCTTGGAGTGGATTAATGATTTTAAATAGCGTATTGAACTGGAATGAACATCAAAAAGAAAATCCGGGTGAAGAATTTGACGTCACTGAATGGTGGAATGTTACATCCAAGAGATTTGGTTACAACCGCTTAAATGACAACTGGGTATTTCAAATTCCAGTTCTTGGACGCATGTCACAATATATAAAACCGTTGACTGCGTTAGCTGATAAATCTAATTACGGACCAAAGGAAAAGATACAAGCATTACGCGAAACTATGGTTAACACGTATATGAAAAACAAAATTAATAATGCTGGTCAATATGTAATAAGTAGTGTGTTGGGAAAAACTTACGATGGTAGACCAGCATACGAACGAAATCAAGGTTTACGTCTTGCTGTGGCAAACGATGTAAGGGCACCTATGTATTTCCATCCTGCTGGATATCTAATGCCAAATCAAAGTAACCTGACAATGGATACCTTGACGTTTGCTCATACAAATCAATACTACGATGATCTACTAAAGTTGGCTGTGTTTAGTCAAATGAACAAAAAGCAACTTACGTTAGATGAACTTAACAGGGTTGCCTCAATGCCAAATCGTATTGCTATATCTAAAAAAGCTGCCAACGAATTGTTCATTAAAGGCATGATTGGTAGATTAGCAGGTTTAAACCTTATGTATGAACCAAAAGAATATCAACTTGTGAACAAAGAACCAGTCTCATTAGATTCCGATGTTACTTTAGGCAGATTTGCATATATGGTGCGTGATTGGTACAAGTATCCAAACTTATTTCAAACTTTCAGGCAAAATCCATCCGATGTGTTTTTTGGTTATCCAATTGATAATATTGGAGGTCAGGCTCTTGGTTTACCAGCCAGTGAATCAACATCTCGTGCTGTGCGCAATCCAAATATGCGATTACCAGTAAGTAATGTGAATAGAGCACTAATTGACAAAGCTAGATCGGAACAATAATGTCACGTGAAACATTTGTAAATATTGCTGAAAAATATATTGGAATTGCAGAAGATCCGAAAGGCAGCAATCGCGGTCCACTTATTGATAGATGGAATACTAATGCACATGCACCATTAGGCAGTTTTTGGTGTGCCTCATTTGTTAGTGCAATTGCTATGGAATGGGAGTTACAAACCGGATATGACTGGCCTTTATGTATTAGCGCTGATTGTGACGTGTGGCTTGCTTCAGCTAAAAAACACGGCGTATTGTCGCAACAAGGAAAACCGGGTGACATTGTTTTGTTGGTGGCTGGTAATGATGCTTACCATATCGGTATTATCTCAGGCTACTCTGAAACAAACACATTGATGTCAATTGAGGGCAATAGCAACAATGATGGAAGTCGCAATGGTTACATTGTTGCTCAGCGTAACAATGTATTTTCTGGTAGAAATAAAAACAATGTTTATTTCATAGACCCATGGAATTTAATTACTGACGGCGATAATTGGAAAATTGTGTATGGAGATAAGCATATTGATGCGTTATTGCAAAACAATAGAACTTACGCGCCTGTGCGTGATTTTGTTCGGCTTGTCGCTGGGGACAATATTGTATTGGCTTGGGAAGATGGGCCAGTACTCAATGGCAAAGCACTGGCCGTTCAATGTATTTTACGAGATGGTAAATCGTATGCAGCCATTAGAGACCTTGCTAGGAGTTTTAACCTTAATTGCATCGTCAATAATGATCACAAAAAAGTTTACTTACAAGTCAAGAAACTCTGAGCCATAGTCCGTAAATTTAGCGTATCTGGGGTGAAACTCTAATAATGACACTCCAGTTCTTCCATTACGATTTTTAGCAGTTATTACTTCAGCTTTATCTGACTGCTCCTCATAATCACCATCTTGCTTTTTCTCGTAATAGCCAGCTCGATAGATGAACTGAATGACATCGGCATCAGACTCTATATCGCCCGATTCTCTAAGATCCGACATCATAGGCCTCTTATCCTGACGTTGCTCAACAGCACGAGACAAACTTGATAGCGCAATAACAGGACATTGAAACTCACGTGCTATATCTTTTAGTCCACGACTAATAACACCAATGTCTCTAGTTCTATTCTCAGACTTGTACGAACTAGGCATCGCAATCATCTGTAGGTAATCAACAACCACCAAGCCAACATGAAAAGATTTTTGTGTGGCTCTAATTGCATCTCTGATTCCTCCAAGGGTGACAGTTTTATCTGCGACAATCCTAACATTGAGTGACTTAGCCTCTCTAGCTACGTTATGCAGCTGATCCTTTTGATAGTTATTCAGTTTTTTGGTCTGTATAACCTGACTATCCACTTCACTGTAGATGGACAACATACGCGCAGTAACCATGTCTTTTGACATCTCTGCACTTACAATGAGTACTCCAGTCTTATCTGCTAAGCCCCGCATGAACTTAGCTGCATTCCATGCATATTGCAATCCTAAACTAGACTTACCCATAGACGGCCTACCGCCTAGTATGATCAGTTCACCGTTTCGCCATCCTCCTGTAATTACATCTATGTCGTTGTAGCCAGAGCCAATTGAAAAATCCAGCTTGTCTTCATCTCTAAGTATAGCTTCATTAGTTGTGTCCCATATTAATTTAGATAAATCATCAGTATCATTTCCGGAATTGATGAATGTAACAGAGTTATTTAAATCCCTTATGATTACCTCAATATCATCATCACCTATAGATGCTCTTTTACTTGCATGTTCAGAAGCAAAAATTACTTCTCGTCGTTGATGGTATTCTCTGACGAGATTTGCGTAACTACTATAGTTACTCGTTGAAGGAAGTAATTCAGCGCACTGCATAATATATGCAAGGCCACCACATGGTTCCAATGCGTTTCGTTTAGTAAGTTCTTCATTGAGTGTAACAATGTCTATTTCTTGTCCGGCTTTTTCAATAGCAATATATGCTTCCCAAATCAAGCTGTGCGACACTCTGTAAAACATCGACTTATCAATTGCTGTCAAAGATCTCAGTAACTTATTGCCACCTAAAAGCACGGATGCTATGAGTGATTGCTCACTCATAACATCCGATGGAATTTCTATGTTAAAACCTAAACTCTTATTCGGCGCGTAACTCATCTATGTGTTCCGTTATCCTTATTAATAAAACGTCATTAAGAACATCTTGTAATTGCTGACCCTTGACAGGTGGCTCCATTCTCCATGCCTTTAATCCGCCAGTCTTTCCGACGACCATTTGTATAGTTGGATGCAACTTATATAGAGGTGTACCAAGACGTATTGCCTCAGCAATATCATTTGTGACTGACTGTGGTAAATAATCTCCGTATTTCGTAATTGCTATAGCTAACAATACTTCTGATGGGGTTGGACGAAACTTAGCTCGTGTAAGTATTCTCTTTGCACCATTTTTAATATCGTCATCACTAAGTCCAGCAATAGCGACACGGTAAACAGTATCGCTCGTAGCACTCCACTGAATACTACTAGGCAGCTGTGATAGCACAGCCAATAACTTATCTGTTGTTGTCATCAAACCATCCTTCTACTGTTGTATTCACACTGCTTATAATTTGTTTTGGTTTAGCATGTGTATCCCAGTGTCTCCATAATGAACGAACCGTAATCATGTCTTGATTTTGATACCATTTACCCAGTAAAACCTTGACTCGCTCTTTCACATCATCATGTGTTACACCTGCTTTGTGCATTTCCCAAATAGTCAGGCGCACACTTTTCCATTCTTTGTCGGTAATAGGTGCTTCAGGATTAAAGCCAGATACGACTTGTTTAAATGTCTTGTACAGTGGATATGCTGGATCCTCTTCCTTAGCTTTCTCTGTTTTAGTTGACCCAGCAGTTACAACGGTGACATCACCGTGGTGATCAATGGTGTCGGGAAACAGTTTGTATCCATTGCTCGTTGTTCTCCCATTAGGAGAAGTTCTAGGATTGACAGCAAGAATACGCTTGTCGTTTATCCTCATTCCTGTTAAGTAATGCAGTGCAGTCTTGACAGTAGTCTCTGATAGGCCTGTGCATTCAACAAGTCGTTTGATGCTTGGCCAGCAGTATCCATTGTCGTCTACGTGCATGACCAACGCCATGAACACGACAAATCCAGATGGAGTAAACGTTTTGATGTGGTCAACAAGCAGACGTTCGACTTGCACAAATCCAGACGAACGCTCACCTGACAAGCCAAATGACTTGCCATTGAATACAGTAATCATGTCTTACCTCTAGTTGTTATATGGACATTCAGCGCAATATCGTTGCACTGATTCAGTTTTTGTTTCTATTGCTTCGCAAAGTGCGTTAAGACCATTTTTATAGGAGCTGATTATTTCTAATGCTTTGTTTGCATCATCGACAGACCAGCCTTCAGGAATAGTAATTTGTTTTATTGGCTTTTTTTCTTCTTCTTCTTGTTCACCTTTTAATTCTTTTTCAAACTCAGTTACCGATATTCTTCTTGCTTGAGCTGATTCTAGTAATTTCTTTTGTTGCTCTTCGCCAACATGGGCAACAAGCCGATGATGAGTCCAACTAAGCCCAGCCACGCGGTTAGCAATAGGCACATGGCCAGCCACCCAGCTCCAGTTAGCAAGGCTTTGATAAGCACAACCAGTCGCATCCATTGCTTGGGCATATTTTTCTCCATATCGTTTTTGTCCATAATTTAAAGCATCTCCAATTGCAAACTGAAAGGCTGTAGTAAGTTGTTGCAATGTAGACATTAATCGCAACCATTGATCGTACTCAATGTCTCTATTAAATTTTAAACCTACATCGGTTACGGCTACTGCGTCTGGAATACTACCTATATAAACTAATTCGTCACTCATACTCTTTCCTTTGTGGATACAAAAGGACCACGGTGTTGACGTCCGTGGCCCTTCATTTGGTAGTTGTGCTCCGTTGAATATTGGTACGGAGCACAGCATCTTACTCTTCTGTATCTGTTGCTGTCAATGTTTTTACTGTAAAGTTTTCTGTTGCTTCTGTCATGCTAAACAGCTCAGGATATTGTTCAACAAGAGTAAGTTGAACTTCTTTAGGGATCTTGCTTTTGTATATTTTTGATTCCACTTTAACTGCGTCGAGATCAAGCGGAATTACCATTGCTGCTTTTTCCTCATCAATGATTGAAAGTGTTGGTGTTGATGTGCGAAACGACACTTGACCCCATGGACATTTCCACGTTTTAGCTTTTCCAACTAACTGTTTCTTGGCGTAATTTGCAATTTGCGCACCATACCGAGCCTGCATCCATAGAACTTTACGTTCTTTATCTTTGACCATTGATTTACAACGCTCAACAACAGATTGCATGGCTAGTTGTTGTGCTTTGAGTTCAGTTTCGTATTCTAATAACTTGCGCATGGCAAGTAATACATCTTCTTCAACTAATATTTCTTCTCCAAGCCATCCGTCAACTGGACCGGCATATTCGCCGGTTTCAATTTCGTAATAACTATCACCAATGATGTCAAATTTATCTGGATCCATTTACTCTTCCTCTGCTAAAAATACTGATTCTGCTTCTTCGGGTGTATTGAAACCCATTAAGACTTCAATAACCAACTTAAGGTTTTCATCGCTTGTGTCATTGTGTCCAGCTAATTTAAAGAACACACGTTTCATATCCGTTGGTGTGATACCAGTTCCCCATATACGCTTGCACTCATATGCAAATTGTTTTCCCGGAGATAACCCTTTAGATACAGTTGCATTGGCTGTAAGTTTTGGAGCCAAAGGTGTGTCAACAATACGCATATCTCCCGTTTGCGTTATAGGTTCTTCTAACTCTTGCGCAAACAAAGTGCCAAATCCACATAGTGCAAGAGCACGTCCAATAGCACCAGTCTCTGCTTTTTCTCTGTAATCAGCAAAGTGTTTTTCATGTTCTGTTTTGTGCGCTTTGGCAATTAAGCGGCCATTGCAATCAAGAATTTCGGCTGCAAATGTGCAGTAGTCAGCGCCCGAAAGTTCGGGCACTGCATACGTGTTGACTGTCCAGTCTGGACATTCATCTCTAAACCAAGCGATGCGAGCTGCGACTGGTAAGTATTGCTTACCTTTAAGACTAATAAAATGATCCTTTGGGTTAAATGCCATTATCTTCCTCTTTCTTGTTAAATACTCGTTTGCGTAAATCATCAGTCATATTTTCTAAAGATGATTTTGTTACAGCTAATGTTTGATACAGGTCATATAAACAACCATCGCACCACGCATGTTGATATTGTGATGCTAAAATACCAAGCGGTAAATGAGCAAACACAATGTGTTTATCTGATTGATCAAACCATGGAATTAAATCATGGGTGTTATTGCCAATAAGTAAACATTCTTGCCCATCAATATCTACTGTTTTGCAAACCATTTTGCCTTTTAAGTATTCGTCTGCAAATAGCATAACAGCAATCATAGTAGTTTCATGTGGATATAAATAATTGCCTCTGGCAGTAAATATATTTTCGGGCACGTAGTCGGAACATCCCCACACATAATATAGTTCATTGTTGTAACACAATGCTCTGAATGAATCTAAAATGGATCTCCATGTCATCGCTTTTGGTTGCATACCGAGATTCGTAAAATAATCCGGGTCATCATTAACCTCAAGAAAAACTTTGTCTCCAACAGAAGTAACGTACCAATCGACATTGTCATTATTAATAGTAAAGGATGTGTATGTTGTTTCATACCAATGACACTCTAAATACTTGTCCATGTTTTGTATATCAACAGGAAATAACCAGTTGCGCACACTATCTTTGCCTAAACTCATTTTGAATAAAACTTTCTAATTTTTTTAACGTAGCGTCATTACCTATTTGCAACTCTATTGAATGCATTGCATTAAGCACCTCATCCATAGTTCTGCAAATAACAGTAACATTCATATTTGCGTATAACTGTTGTTTTAGTCTTACTTCTCCTTTTGGTGTTTTTAGTTCTATGCCCACACCAACAGGTATCTTCCAGTGTTGATTGTGAACATATAAATCTGGCACACCAATTGTATTTCCTTGCCAGCCAGTGGCATAGTGACGTGTTTTGCATTTGGGGCATAGTATTTGCGTACGTGCCTTACCTGTTTCAAACACGGTGTATCCAAGGATCTGTAGCATTTGAACTACAGACCCTTGAAATTGTTTTTCAGTTAATTTGCGAGTAACCATATGATGATAATAATCCAAATTGCTGCACCAATGGGAATAATGCAACCCTCAATTATTATCTCGTCGTCTTTGTCCATCACGTTGTAGCCTTAGAAACTTCCAGCAAGGTACTACATGTGACAGTGGTATATGTGTTGTGTCTACTGAATTAATATATTTCATAGCCAATTTAGCAGACATGCTTGTTGGCGATTGAATTATTAGCTTCAATAGTTCTGGTGTTGACAGTATTTTATTTAAGGTTTGTTTTTCTCCCTTTGAAAGAAGATTGTGTGAGTGTATTGCGTGTTGGTCGTAATGATCTGGCTTGTAATTACTTTTAGTGTAATCAATCACATCTATCAATGTTCCATTTTTAAATGTGTATTTGCCTAATGTAATTTCATGCCAGCAACCATTAAGTAATGAAACAATATGACTCCTTGACCATGTTGGCCATGGCGTTGGAGGATATATAGCTTTCATTTCTATAACGTCATTATTACTTGCTTGCGATATGTATAACTCAAATATTAATATTGCAGTGTATTTGTTAGATATGTGCACACCAATGTCATTGATGTGCACATAATAAGCCACTGGCGCATTGTATTTCTTACGAATAGATGCCATTAAAATCTAGGTTTATACTTACCTGACAGCCTAGACATGCAATGCCCACACTTCCATGGAGGAGTCCAGTCTCCTGTTAAAAAAGCATCAACAACTTCTGCAGCTGTACATCGTTCAAGTTTTGACCAGTCATGCGTTTTTTCATTTGCATGAGTTCTCCATACAATATGCATATCTTTGTCCCAATACAAATTATCAAGTGCTTCAATTTCATTAGCAGACTCACGTGTGTTATCCCAATTTTTTGGCATCTTGAAAGCTACTATTTTTAATTTCCATGCTGGCCAATTAAGAACGACAATTTCGTTTGTGCTAATTAGTGGCTCAATTTTAGTCCACCCTTCAGGATTTTCACTACCTTGTTTCATAGCATCAAGTAGTGTAATTAGATCTTGTAACATATATCTCCTTAGTAAAAAAGTTTGTGGAGCCTGAAATGCAGTTCACGCTCCACAAATTATGGTTAATTACCCGGTTAATTATACCGTAAGTAATCAATCACACATACATTCTTCTTCCCATCCACCACATGC